CAAGTAGAGGGCGCGAAGCTGGGCGTCCAGATCATGAAGGATCTTATGGGTGAGTAGCTTCTCTGAAAACAACCTCTTTGAGCATATTCGGAAAATCATCAGGCTTCAGATGAACGAGCATGCCGACCATATTAGCGGTGGGGGTTGCAAAAACTTTGAAGAGTATTCAAGATGTTGTGGTATTATTGAAGGGTTAGCAATAACGGAGCGAGAAATACTCGACCTTCAAGCTAAATATGAAGAATCATAACGCCGCATAGGCAATGAAAGCGACTCTGGACGCCTTTTCCAGTGCAAAGGAAGGCCTAATGGAAGCATTAGCAAAAGAAATCGAGACAATAGAGTCTCGCAAGGCAAATCAGTTGCCTGAGCCGAAAGGCTATAAAATTCTGATCGCGCTACCAGACCCTGAAAAGGAATTCGATGGTGGCATCCTCAAATCTAACACGACTCTCTACGAAGAAGAGATTGGATCTATCGTTGGGTTTGTCCTCAAGCTGGGGCCAGACTGCTATAACGATGAGAGAAGATTTCCATCTGGGCCTTTCTGCTCTAAAGGAGATTGGATCTTGATGCGCTCTTACAGTGGCACAAGGTTTAAAGTTCACGGAAAAGAGTTCAGGTTGATCAATGATGACAGCGTTGAAGCTGTTGTTGAAGATCCGAGGGGGATTGTTAAAGCATGAGTGAACAACAGGCAGATGTAGAAAGAATGTCCGAAGAGGATAGGTTCTTTGGTGTACGCACCAAGATAGGCGGTCAGCAGGAAGAACCTGTTGAAGAAGCTGCGGATGAAGCTGTTGAGGCTGTATCAGAGGCAGAAGACGGAGAACTGACTGACGACGAACTATCTGGGTACAGCAAAAGAGTCCAGAAAAGAATTAACAAGCTTAAATACGATTCTCATGAAGAGAGGCGTAAAAGAGACTCTGCGCTCGCGGAGCGGGACGAAGCTTATCGTGTCGCTCAGCAAATCGCAGAGAAGAACAGGGAGTATGAATCCCTGATAGGTCGAGGTGAGCAAGCTTTAATCGGACAGATTAAAGAACGCAGCGCCTTGGCGGTTGAGCAGGCAAAAGAGCAGTACCGGCAAGCTTACGAGGAAGGCAACACAGATAATGTGGTTGATGCTCAGCAAGCTTTGAGCAAGGCAACAACGGAGCTAACTGAAGCTGATCGTTATGCTCAGAATGCTGCAAATCAACAAGCCCAGCAGCAGCAATACGAGCAGGCTTGGGCAGCGCAGCAACAACAGCAGTTCCCACAGCCTCGGCAACAACCGCAACAACCGCAACAACCGAAACAACCCGACCCTGAGACTCAGGAATGGGCGGCTGGAAACCCTTGGTTTATGGCTTCAGGTCATGAGGCAATGACCTCGCTTGCTTATGGTAAGCATGCAGAGTTAGTAAATCAGGGTGTAAAGCCTAATTCTTCTGAGTATTTCAGACAGATTGATGAAACGGTAAGAAAAGCGTTTCCAGATTATGATTGGCAGGTTGGGGATTCCCAACAAGAGCGAGCTTCGACTGCTAGTCAACCTTCGATGGTGGTGGCCCCCACAACTAGAAATAATGGGGCCAAACCTCGCACAGTGAAGCTTTCGCCATCTCAACGCTCTCTCGCTAAGAGGTTGGGGTTAACAGACGAGCAATATGCCAAATATGTTTAATTGGGAGATTACCAATGACTGAAGAGCGCACCCCTAGAGATGTACAAGAAAGAGATAGTGATGTCAGGCCAAGTGATTCTTGGAGTCCTGCTTCTGTAATACCCGATCCGACCCCGCAAGATGGCTGGGTCTTTCGTTGGGTCAGGACAAGTATTCTAGGCCAATCAGATGGGACACATACGTCCAGAATGTTTCGGGAAGGTTGGGAGCCTGTAAAGGCTGAAGACCATCCTGAACTCATGCTGGAGTCTGATATGGGTTCTAGCTTCAAAGGCAACGTTGAAGTTGGCGGTTTGCTTTTATGCAAAGCACCAGCAGGGAAGATGCGGGCAAGATCTAAGCACTTCCAGCAGGTAGCCGACAACCAGATGGAGTCTGTTGACAACAACTATCTTAGAGAAAATGACCCTCGCATGCCGCTCTTAGATCCTGAGAGAAGCACGAGGACAACGTTCGGTAGAAACTAACCCTTGGGTGGGGTGGTTTCTTAACATAGGAGGTCATATATATGGCTACTTCTGCTACCCCAAATGGGGCGGAACCTGTTAACACGTTAAGTGCTAGTGGTTCGTACTCCGGAAAAGTAAGACACATGAAAGTTGCTAGTGCTTACGGCACTGCTATTTTCTACGGCGATTTCGTCAAGCTAGTTGCGGCTGGCACGGTTGAAAAAGCCGCAGTAACAACTGCTGTTGTTGCTGGTACGGTTGGTATCTTTGTGGGATGTTCCTACACTGACCCATCTACAAGTCAATTAACATTCAACCAGCAGTATCCTGCCTCTACAACGGCTTCGGATATTATGGCGTATGTTGTTGACGATCCTAAGATAGTGTTAAAAATGCAAGGTGATGAAGCTATTGCCCAAACGGGTCTTGGCAACAACATCTCAGCAGTTAACACAGCAGGATCAACTGCAATCGGACGTAGCAAGAACGCCTTAGACGGTGGTTCTATTGCTACGACAAACACACTTCCGCTGCGTATTCTTGAATTCGTAGATGGCCCAAGCAGTACGGTAGGCGATGCTTACACTGACTGTCTTGTGACCTATCTGCCTTTAAGTCATGCGTATGAAACCAAGCTCGGAGTATAATCAATGGCTATTTCACGAGCACAAACGCTAAAGGAACTACTGCCGGGGCTTAACGCCTTGTTTGGTTTGGAGTATGAAAAGTACGACGATGAGCACGATCTCATTTATGAGACCGAAAGCTCTGATCGTTCTTTTGAAGAGGAAGTAAAGCTTAGTGGCTTTGCTGCCGCTCCTGTGAAGAATGAAGGTTCTGCAATCTCTTATGATTCAGCGCAAGAGTCCTTTACGGCACGATACAACCATGAAACGATTGCTATGGGCTTCGCAATAACGGAAGAAGCCTTAGAAGATAATTTGTATGACTCGCTTTCTGCGCGGTATACAAAGGCTCTGGCACGGGCAATGGCTTACACCAAGCAGGTTAAATCAGTCAACCCGCTGAACAACGGTTTCACCAACTCCTACCAATCAGGTGATGGTGTTAACTTGTTTACAGCAAGTGGTGACGGTGTAACAGGCGGTGGCGGCCACCCTCTCGTTTCAGGTGGTACAAACGACAACCGTCCTTCAACGGCGGCTGACCTTAACGAAACATCTCTGGAGAACGCAATTATTGATATTGCTGCCTTCACCGATGAAAGAGGTTTGCTAATCGCTGCTAGGCCAAGACGTTTGATCGTGCCACCCGCTTTGATGTTTACAGCAGATCGACTGCTTGAAACAGCACAGCGAGTGTCAACTTCAGATAACGATATCAACGCTATCCGCAACATGGGAGTAATCCCTGAAGGATATGCGGTTAATCACTATCTGACTGATACAAACGCCTTCTATATCATCACTGATATACCTAACGGGTTGAAGCACTTCGAGCGTACTTCGCTGGAAACTTCAATGGACGGTGACTTCGATACGGGTAACGTGCGCTACAAGGCGCGAGAGCGTTACAGCTTCGGCGTATCCGATCCTCTGGGAATCTACGGATCTCCCGGTTCAAGCTAAACACTCGGGGGGGCTTTGCCCCCCCTTTTGTTTTTATCCTGACTGAATGTTTCATGTGAAACCTCAGACACTAGCCACGACAGGAGAACACAATGGCGAATTCTACTTTTACCGGGGCAGTCCGTTCCGAAAATGGATTTAAATCTATTACAAAAAACTCCACTACAGGTGCAATTACTGTAGAGGCTGTTTACGACACACGCCCCAACTTTCGAACCACGATAGACAACGCAACCTTTAATACGGGCGGCGCTGTTACGGACACGTTAACTATTGATGAATCCGGTACGTTGTTTAATGTTGACGGCACCGGGAATATTGTTGTCAATATGCCAGCATTGTCTACTGCCAACGTAGGAACTACTTACGATTTCTTTGTAACAACAGCAGTTGGCGCTGGCACAACGGTAACTTTTGTTTTGCCGGGATCTGCGGTTTCCAATTTCTATGGCGCACTTTCTTTGATGGGCGGTACCGCTGCTAATCCTGCAAGTGATGTCGCTGGGGATACCCTGACATTGGTTAACTCTACAGTTGTTAATTCCAGAGTTTCTTTGACTTGTGTTGCAGATGACGGAACGAACTCAACTTGGAAGGCAGAGGCACTTGCTTCCCCGATAGCAACGATTGCTTAAACTGCAAATTGAATGGTTGGTTGTGGGGGCTTCTCGCAACCGCTGTTCTGTTGCATATAACCCTATGGGAGCGAGGTGACAAATGGCTGATGCAGTAGCCACACAAACAATACAAGATGGCGGTAAGACCGCTATATTTCGCTTTACCAACGTCAGTGATGGCTCAGGTGAAAGCGCAGTAACCAAGATAGATGTTTCGGGCTTATCGAGCGACCCAATGTCTGGTGCTGCTTGCTCTGGCGTAACGATTCAAAAGATCTATTACTCCACTATCGGTATGGGAGTGAAGATCTTTTTCGACGCCTCGACTGATGTGCTTGCTTGGCAGCTTAACGCTGACTGGTCAGACACAATAGACTTTACTGACTTTACCGGCATTCCCAATAACGCGGGTTCCGGCAAGACGGGTGACGTACAGTTTACTACTGTGGCTCATTCTAGCGGTGATGTGTATAACATCGTTATGCAGGTATCGAAGAGTTACGGATAATGGTTAGCAGGAAGCCCGCAAAGGGCAAAGCTAAGGTTAAAGTAACATCTTCCGGCAAAAAGGTTAGCTACGGTCAGGCTGGCAAGGCTAAAGGCGGCGGGTCTAGAGTTAAGCCGGGGACTAGCAAGGGCGATAGTTATTGCGCCCGTTCACTAGGAATCAAAAAGAGATTGCCGAAGAAAAAGCAAAACAATCCTAATACCCCTAATAATTTGTCCCGCAAGAGATGGAAATGTTCTGGGGCCAAATCCAAAAGGAAATAGGAAAAGTAGATGGCAACGAGCGGCACATATACGTTTGACCTTGACCTTGCTGACGTAATGGAAGAGGCTTTTGAAAGGGCGGGCACAGAACTTAGGAGCGGCTACGATTACAGGACAGCAAGAAGAAGCTTAAACCTGTTGATGCTTGAGTGGCAAAACCGGGGGCTTGTTCTTTGGACGGTTAGAAATACAACGCAAGCTTTGACTGCTGGGACAACCGCCTATTCTCTTGGCGCTGATGTTTTGGATATTGTAGAGGGATCTATCAGGACAGATGCCGGGAGCGTAACGAGTCAATTCGATCAGTCAATGACCAGAATCTCTATCAGTGATTACTCACAACTTTCTAACAAGTTGACTCAAAGTAAGCCCCTTGAGTATTACGTTGAAAAAAATCCAGACGGAATTATTGTTCATCTTTGGCCTGCTCCAGACGGTCAAGAAACGTACACCTTTGCGTACTACTACATGCAGAAGATAGAAGATACCGGCAGCCCCGCATCCAACAACATGGATGTCCCTGCCAGATTTTTACCTTGCCTAGTTTCCGGCCTTGCCTATCAAATCAGCATGAAGTACCCAGAATCTGCACCTAGAGCACAGATGCTTAAAGCCGATTACGATGAGCAATTTACTCTCGCTGTGGAGAGTGATAGAAACAAGGCTTCTCTCTTTATATCACCGGGAGGCTATCAGTTTTGAGCCGATTTGCTAGAGGAAACCACGCTTACGGTATTTGCGACATGACCGGCTTCAGGTACAAGCTAAAAGACCTTGTGCCGGAAATTGTCAACCAAAGACCTACCGGCTTTCGAGTCGGGAAAGATGTTGTTGACCAAGACCAGCCCCAGTTGCAGTTGGGCAAGGTTAAGGTTGATGACCCCAGACCCGTGAGAGATCCCAGACCCGATAGAGCGCAAGCTGAGAGTCGAGAACTTTTTGCTTGGAACCCTGTAGGGGGCGGTGATATAGCATTCGGCAGTGTGACGGTTGGGCTGGATGTCGAGGCAAAGACGGGCAACGTAACTGTAACAACGAGTTAAGGAGAACATTTGTCATGGCAAAGTTAGAAGTTTTTCAAAACGGGAATTTTTCTTCCGGGGAGCCTGTATATCAGATAGGTTCTAAATACAAAGACGGTGAATACGGTGAATACGGCGAATATGACATTGTTGTTTTTGACCCAATGACTAAATCGCAAGCAGAAAAAAAATTGGCTGAGATGCAGCCTGCTGCCGCCGCCCCTAAGAAGAAAGCAGCTAAACTAAAAATACCCTCTAAGGTTGAGCTTGAGCTTCTAACTAAAGCAGAGCTGGAAAAAGAAATGCGTAAACACGGGTTAGAGTTGGATCGTAGGGAGACTAAGGGCGCTCTTATTAAACAGTCAGCAGCTTTCTTGAAAGGCAAATAAGTTATGGCTTGGACATTTACAACTCTTAAAAATGCGTTGCAAGATTACCTAGAGACTACCGAGACAACCTTTGTCAGCAATTTGCCGATCATTATTACGCAGGCAGAAGACAGGATACTCAAGTCCGTACAGCTTCCAGACTTTAAGAAAAACTCTACTGGCACCACGACGAGCGGAAGCCCTTACCTGACAGCCCCGTTAGATTTTCTGGCCCCATATTCTTTGGCTGTGGATAACAGCGGGTATGAGTTTTTGCTCTTTAAGGATGTTAATTTTATCCGAGAAGCCTACCCATCTAGCTCAACGACCGGGATACCAAAGTATTATGGATTGTTTGATGCAGACAGCTTTATTCTGGCACCAACCCCCAACGCTAGTCTAACGGCAGAGCTTCATTATTTTTACAAGCCGGAATCAATTACAACCGCAGCGTCAGGCACAAGCTGGCTGGGAGATAATGCGGAAAGCACATTGTTGTATGGTTGCTTGGTTGAGGCTTACACCTTCCTGAAGGGAGATTCTGACCTGATGCAACTTTATGCGTTGAGATACGAGGATGCTCTAGCTAAGCTTAAAGCACTGGGAGAAGGCTATGACACCACAGATAGTTATAGGTCTGGCTCTGTCAGGCAATCGAGGATGTAATGATCGAGTTTTCCAAATCTGAAGCCGGAAATGTTACCGTGGTAACAACAAACAATACCGGCCTTTCAATAGACCATTGGGCTGAAAGAGCCACGAACACTATTGTCAGCGTTGGCTCCCAGAGCCATCCGGCTATTGCGGAACAGGCAAATGCCTTTAAGGTAGATGTGTTCCGTGCAATAAAGTATTACATGGAAGAGGCGGTCAAAAGCAGCAAGACAACAACGATTGCTGAGCTTGAGCAGTCTGAATATTTTGATATGGCAGAAATTTTGAGGAAAATGTAATGGCGATTACACAGGCTGTCTGTACGAGTTTCAAGCAGGAACTATTGCAAGGCATACACAACTTTACTAGCGGCAGTGGCGGCGGCACAACCACCACTACTGGATCTGGCAATGCGTTTAAGATTGCCCTATATACAAGCAGCGCATCTCTGGGGGCGTCCACCACTGCCTATAGCAACACCAATGAATCCAGCGGCACTGGGTATAGTGCGGGGGGAGAGGCGCTCACCAATGTTACACCGACGACCTCCAGTACCACCGCTTTGACAGACTTTTCTGATGTAACTTGGACAAGCTCCAGCGTTACCGCCAGAGGAGCAGTAATTTATAACTCTTCCACTGCGGCAGGATCGGCAAATAGGGCTGTTTTAGTGTTGAATTTTGGTTCTGATAAATCTTCATCCAGCGGGGATTTTACCATCACCTTCCCAACCGCTGATTCGAGTAGTGCGATTATCAGGATTGCCTGAACATGGCTGATGTTAATGTTGGCCTTGGGGGCTGGAACAGCGTTACCCAAAGCTGGGGAAATGGCGGCTGGGGCGAAGATGTAGCGTTTACAGGGCTCACTGGCTCTGTCGGATCAGTCACTGTTGTTGAAGGATCTGGGGTCACCGTAGCCGTTACAGGTTTGGCGGCTACTTCTTCTGTTGGCAGCGTTACCATTGCAACAGAGGTTAACGTAACCGCTACAGGTTTGGCGGGTACTTCTTCTGTTGGCAGCGTTACCATTGTAGAGGGGGCAGGGGTTACCGTTACTGTCACCGGAAACTCTGTCGCTTCAACCGCAGGCAATACCACAGAAACCGCCGGCGGCGGCGTATCCGTAGGAGTTACAGGCGCATCGGTCGCTGTATCCACTGGCGGGGTAAACGTCTGGAGCGTTGTCGTCACATCACAAACACCGAACTGGTCAGAGGTTAGCGCATCTCAGACGCCAAGCTGGTCAGAGATTAGTACATCACAAACACCAAACTGGACAGATATAGCGGCATAGTTTTGCTGTTAACAAGTTAAGAGGAAAAAGCATGGCAACTTATGTAAACGACTTGCGATTAAAAGAAATCGCAACAGGCGATGAATCGGGAACGTGGGGAACTTCCACCAATACCAACCTTGAGTTGATCGGGGAAGCTTTAGGCTACGGAACACAAGATTGCTTTGCATCAGATGCTAACGCGACCACAACGGTAGCTGATGGTGCGGCTGATCCAGCACGGGCGATGTACTTTAAGGTAACCTCTTCAGCCACCCTAAGCACAACAAGAACCTTAACGATTGCCCCTAATACTGTTAGCCGGGTGATGTTTATTGAAAATGCCACCACCGGATCTCAATCTATTACCATCAGCCAAGGATCTGGCGCGAACGTTACTATCCTCACAGGCAAGACAACCGTTGTTTATCTTGATGGCGCAGGTTCCGGAGCCGCTGTCGTTGACGCGCTGGCACTGGTTGATCCGGGCGTGACCGATACGCTGACGGAGGTTTTGGCAGCGGGTAATGCTACTGGCGCAACTGACATTGAAGTAACGGCTGCTCAGAAGATTCAATTCAGGGACGCCGCAATCTACCTAAACTCAAGCGCGGATGGACAGCTAGATATTGTTGCAGACACTGAGATTCAGATAGCGGCTACAACCATTGATATAAACGGAGCTATCAACGCAAGCGGTGAAATCATCGCGGCTAGTTTGGACATTAGCGGCAACATAGACGTAGATGGCACAGCTAACCTTGACGTTGTTGACATCGATGGTGCCGTGGACATGGCTACAACCTTAGCTGTCGCAGGTAACGTAGATTTTAACGGCGACCTAGATGTAGACGGCACTACTAATCTTGACGCGGTAGACGTAGACGGTGCTGTCAACTTTGCAGCAGATGTAACCTTTGCTGATGGTGCAGATATCATCACGGCTTCCGCAGGAACAAGTAACTTCCGCGCAGGTGTCAACGCAGGTAACAGCATTGCAAGCGGTGGTAATTATAATGTTGTCGTGGGTGATGAAGCGGGTACTGCGATTACTACGGGTGATGAAAATACAGCCATTGGATCAGAGGCTTTAGATGCCTTAAATACAGGCCAATATAATACGGCACTTGGTAAAGGAACCTTAAGTTCAGACACTAAAGGCAGTCAGTCTGTAGCCGTAGGAGCAAATGCGCTACAAACTCAAAACTTTACTTCATCTACAAATTCTTTAAACACAGCGGTTGGCTATTATGCAGGTCAGGCAGTAACCACAGGCATATCTAACACCCTCGTTGGCGGTCTAGTAGGGGATGCCCTTACTGATGCTGATTATAATGTTGCGGTTGGTTATAACGCTTTAACAACAGATACACTAGGTAGTAGAAGTATTGCAATCGGAGTTGGTACTCTAGAGGTTCAAAACTTCACAAGTGCTACTGATGTATACAACGTAGCAATCGGACATGGTGCAGGAGGCGCAGTAACCACAGGGAAGCAAAACACCCTTATCGGTGGGCTTTCAGGTGATGCAATTACCACAGGCGAAGCAAACACAGCTCTTGGTTATGAGGCATTAGGAGCGACTACTACTGCAAATGGGAATGTAGGAGCGGGCTATAGATCTTTAGTAGCTAATACAACTGGAGCAGCCAATACGGGTATTGGTACTAATGCGTTAGTCGCAAATACTACAGCATCTAACAATGTTGCTGTTGGTTACGCTGCTTTAGATGCAAACACCACAGGCACTTCTAATAATGCAGTTGGGTACGATGCTTTAGGAGCTAATACTACTGCTAATCAAAACAATGCTTTTGGTAGAAACGCTTTAGGGTCTAATACAACTGGTGCAGATAATTCTGCTTTCGGACAAAATACTTTAGGAGCAAACACCACAGCCTCTAACAACACAGCCATGGGGTCTGATGCTTTAAGCGCAAACACCACAGGTGCTTTAAACACAGCAGTAGGTGCTTATGCACTAGATGCAAACACAACCGGTGCTGATAATGTTGCTATAGGCAGGTCTTCATTAACTGGCAATACTACAGCATCTTACAACACAGCATTAGGTGGTTCAGCTTTAGAAGTAAACACCACAGGTGCTTCCAACACAGGCATAGGTTACTCAGCTTTAAAAGCTAACACCACAGCAGCTAATAATACTGCCGTTGGTACTTATTCCTTAGACGCAAATACAACAGGCGCAGATAATACCGCAGTTGGTTATGGTTCCTTGGGCGCAAATACCACAGCAGCTAACAACACAGCAGTTGGCAGAAGTGCTTTATCGTTAAACACCACAGGCGCAGGTAATTCCGCAGTCGGTAAGAATGCTTTACTCACAAACACCACAGGAACATTAAATGCCGCCCTTGGTCAAGATGCTCTAGGTCTAAACACTACTGGAGATAACAACACAGCCGTAGGCGAAAGTGCTTTATATGCTAATACCACAGCGGATAACAACACCGCAGTTGGTAAGAGTGCTTTAGTCGCAAACACCACAGGTGAACGTAACGTAGCCATGGGTGCTTTAGCTTTAGACGCAAACACGACAGGTACTTATGGTGTAGCAATTGGCTATAGTGCTTTAGGAGCCAATACTACGGCTGATGGAAATACAGCAGTTGGTTATAATGTCTTAGGAGCTAACACTACAGGGGCTGCTAATGTAGGTCTTGGCAAAGATGCTTTAGCCGCCAACAGTACAGGCGCTCAAAATGTTGCTATAGGTTCTTTAGCTTTAGACGCTAATACGACCGCCTCCCACAATGTCGCAGTTGGTTATTCTGCAATGACAACCAACACGACAGGAAATCAAAATGTCGCTGTTGGTAGGCACGCGTTAAACGATAATACTACGGGTACTAACAATGTAGCTCTAGGCAACCATGCTTTAGACGATAATACAACTGCATCAAACAACACAGCAGTCGGGTATCAGTCTTTAGCAGCAAACACCACAGGCGCAGGAAGTGTTGCAGTTGGTAAGAGTGCTTTAGCCGCAAACACTACAGGCGCTGAGAACACTGCGGTAGGTCTTCATGCTTTATTATTAAACACCGAAGGCACTCAAAATGTTGCATTTGGCTCTTCTGCTTTAGACGCTTGTACAACAGGAGATTTTAATACAGCACTAGGTACTAGCGCTTTAGGGGCTGTAACAACTTCGGATTACAATACAGCAGTAGGTCAAGGGGCAGGAACTTCAGTAACCACAGGCGCTAACAACACTCTCATCGGTAGTTTAGCAGGTGATGCCGTTACCACTGGCCCATATAATTGTTTCATAGGTTACGATTCTGGGTCTTCTACTACCAATACAACAACGGGTGAAGGCAATGCATTAGTAGGCTCTTTTGCTCATACAGAGACGGCTGATGATGACTACGCGAACGGTTTTGGCTATGACATCAGTGCCTCAGCAGGTTACACAACTCTTGGTAAAAGTACATCTGACATCAGAGCCGCACACGGTAACGTAACGTGGGCAACAGTGTCAGACCAACGCTACAAAAAAGACATTGTAGACTCTACCGCAGGTCTTAGCTTTATCAATGCTCTACAGCCTCGCACCTTTAAGTACAAGACCCTTGGCGAGCTACCAGAAGCCTTTAGCGCCTATGAAGCTGACTCAACCGAAGTCTTTAAAAACGCTGATACCAACCACGGCTTTATAGCTCAAGAAGTCAAAGCGGCTATAGATGCTGACAGCAGTATTAAAGACGGCTTTAGACTTTGGGATGATAGAGCTGATGGCTCTCAGGAAGTAGCAGAGGCCGCATTGATACCTATACTTGTTAAAGCTATACAAGAACTCACCGCACGAATCACAACCTTAGAAGGATAATTAACCATGACAGATCGAACAGCAAAAGAACTAGCACAAGACTACACCGCTATGGGACACAGCATTGCGCTCATCACAGACGTAATCGCAGGTGATGTAATGGCAGACGATGTTGCCGCAGACCGCCAAGACTGTGTTGATAGAAACACTCAGCACCTTGAGCTGATGAAAGCTAAAACTGATTGGGGCAGCGAGAGCATGACCGCAACCACTTCGGCTATCACGGCTGGTAACGGATACACCGCTTCGTAACGGCAAAATAAACCTAACTTAACTGGAGACTTATAATGGCTAAAAATGAAAATAAAACCATTACTGTCAATGATGTAGAACACAACGTTGAAGACCTGACCGAACAGCAAATTGTTATGTTTAATCACGTTGCTGATTTGGACAAGAAGCTGGGAAACCTTGTCTTTAACATGGATCAGCTAAAAGTAGGCCGAGAGGCTTTTGTCAATATGCTCGCGGCATCTCTTGCTGAAGCAGAGAATGTCGAAGATGCAATAGAAG